TCACGGCGGAACTTTTGGATGCGATTGCCAACTTTAGCACGACCTGCAAATTGGTCTGTGAATGTTGTAACGTCTGCGCCTTCAGAAATACCAGCGGCATTAGGGGCAGATAGTTTGTCGATTGTCCACTCTACAAAAGTGGCTGAGGCTTTCTGCTTAGAAGCAGAAGAAAGGATAGGGGTTTCTTCAGGAGCGAGGATTGTCAAGACATCAGTCAAATCCTCACGATTAGAAACCGCAGACCCTTGATTAGTTGTATCAAATGTGTTAGAAAACGACATATTAAATAGGGGTTATGAGTTTTTATTAAGTTGTAAGGTACGCATTTTGATGAAATCACTTGTTGATCCAGTCTGTTTAAAACCTGATCTAGCATCTGTTGCTTTTTTCTTATTAGGATTTGTTCGCCGTTCAGACCTTGCGGCTGAAGAGCTGTTTGACTTAGGCGGATCTAGTTCTGCATTGCCAACTTTTGCTACTTGTTGTGGGACTGCTTTTCGACCATACAGGCTATTAGCGGCATGGGCGAGCAAGTAAGGCAATTGTGCCTTTACTTCTGGGGCGGACTTAGTAAGAGAGTTAGCCAAGCGTTTGTCGCCTAGCATTGCCTTATACTTTTTGTTTACCTCGTTGTCGTCCTCTGACATCCAAGAAAGCTCTTGTCTAGCACGTTCTTCAAAGCCTTTCCGAATCTTGATTCCTTCCGCTTCGTTGCGGAGTTTTTGAACCTGCATTGGGAGGTACTTCGTTCGTGACTTACGAGCGTTCATAAGAGCGGCGCGAACATCCTTTTTAGTAAGTTCTTTGCCTTCTACTTCTGTAACGACATCATCAGCCATTAAACCATCCGAATTAAAGATAAGTTCTTCAGCCCATTCAATTACTTCATTTAATTCTTTGGCTTTCGCCTGAAGCTCTTGGGGTTTGACTATATCTTTATATGGATTTGCTTCCATCTCCGACTCAGAATATTGTGTTGTCTTACGCTGAGAGGCTTGTGCCTCTAACTCTTTGACTCGTTCCTCCGCAGCTTTACGCTTTGCGGTCAACTCACCAAATCGTGCAACAGCGCGACTGCCTAATTTCTCAGACATATCACGTAATTCGTCTTCGGACATAGTGTCCAGATCTACCTGTGAAAGAACATCATCCTTAGTTTCAGTAGCTTCTGGTTCGGTTTCAGTTTTTTCTTCAACCTTATCTTCTGCTACTTCTTCAGTAGATGCTTCTGAAATACCTGAGCGTTGGGCAATAAAGTCCTCCGCTGAAATATTCATTTCTTTGACTTCCGCTGTATTTTCTACTGTTTCAGCGACTTCAGTTTTGATTTCATCTGACATATTTATTCCACTCCTTTACGCCGAGCGATGGCGATAATTATATTGTAACATACCCTGCAAGCCTTTTAATAAAGATTTGCTAGGTGTGCATGGGATTCGTAGTCAGTCATCTCTAGTATTTGATCATACGAAAGAATCCGACCAGAAATCTGTTGCAGTTTTGCCGAATCAGCTTCGTGCATATCTGCTATTTGCTCCTCGCGGAGCGTTTTAATAAATTCTAAAAAACGTATAAATGTATCGTATTTAACGAGAGCATCTACATCTTGATCAATAGTTGGTTTTGGCATAAATGTATCTAGCTGGATTTTAATCTAAATAAATGTCTATTTCGTATTGTTTTAATGCATCTATTAATTCGTCCATTCTATCTACTACTCCTTGACCCTTTGTTCCCCCATACTCATCAACTCCTCTGGTGTACTCTATTGCAGCATCACCATACTTTCCCTCGTTCATTAGTTCTATCGTGTCAGGACTACCTAAAAATAAACCTCTGTACGTTTCGCTAATAATTTTTTCTTTTAAATAATCAGGATATGCTTCAAACGCTGGTACTTCTTTTGAAATTTCATCATAATGATCTCTGTAATCTTTTTGAAATAAAGCTTCTGCTTGTTCAGCAGTTATTCCATTTTTGAAAGTTCCAGCTTTTTCTTCGGCTTCAGTTATTTTGTGACCCCACGCAATAGTATCATTACCTCCCTCTGGGCTTCGATGAGGAAACCATAATCCTTTTTCTTCGTTCCATCCACCATTGGGATTATTATAAGAATTTTCTTTTTCTTTAAGGTATGACTGTAATTTTATGGTTCTTTCATCAAGTTCTACCTGATCCTCATTTGCTTCACCAGTTAATGCTACTTGCAAATCAGTATCTCCAGTTTCCATTGACCCAATAATTGATTTTGCTCGCATATCAGCGAACTGGCTAGGGCTTTGGTTAGCTGGAACTTTTATTATTTCAGCCTCTGGTGTTTCATCTATAAATCTCTGAGCATCAATATCTGCTATTAATTTATTTCTACCATTAGCGAACTGACTTACGCTTTGATTCATTGGTTCAGCCATATTAACCTTCCATTGATTGAGTATCAACACCACCCATATTAGCAGGAGCAGTACCAATCTTGCCGATCTCTGCATTCTGCGCTTGTTGTAGCTGGAAACTATACTGTTGTGCATATTTTTCTAACCTAGCACGGAAAGCTTCGTCTGATTGCAATCGTTGTGCTACGTCTTGTTGTTGTGTATATTGCTGAACTAACTGCAATGCACCCTGTGCGCCATTTGCGCGAGCAGGAACTTCGATGCCAGCGTAAATCTTAGCTAAATCGTCAGTAATATCCTTGGTAAGATCCTCTTGGGATTCTTTTGCTGGTAATATCATTCCGTCAGCTAACACGGGATCAATAGCCGCCGCTGCTAGTTCCAACAAGGAATCAATGTTGATGCGAGCATTGCGATCTAATTGAGTCAAAGAAATAAACTGTTGTAGTTTTTTCTCTTGGCTTTCTGGATCATTATTAAGAACATCGTAACTTACGATAATATCGTAGTTTTCATTAGGATCTCCCTTGGAAATAGTCTGAGACTCAGATACTCCAGTTACGCGAAAGAATATTTCATCAGGACCGAAACGCTGAAAACATTTATAAGCCATTGATAGTACCTTTGCTGAATGCGAAAGGAACTTGTCAACCAAGAACTGTTTGCGAGTTTGGCTAATAATAGAATCATCTAATCCAACTAATCGGTCAGCTTGTTGCTCTAGTGTAGTCTCAATTTCGATAGAGCCACTAGGTGCTGGAGGTGCTGGCGCGAACTCAATATCACCTTTACGTCTATAGGGTATAAACCTACCTGGACCGTAGTCATGCGGTGCTTGACCTTTGGGATGCATAATAGGGGGAAGCGTAGCAAAACTATTACGATCAACTCTTGAGTCACGTTCTGTTTTGATCTGATTCTGAATACCACGAAGTACACTAGGAATAGTGCTGGTATCATACAATCGTTTGCTATCCTCGGAAAGTTTAGTAACTACGACTGGATAATCTTCGTATCCATTCATTAGTTCAAACTTAGCGTACCCTTGGGCTTGCTCATTTCCGTCAAACTCCTTGTGGAATATAGTTTCATATATGCCTTCAGAGCCATCTTCCTCGTCAATTAATCGTTGGTATCCGTGTACAATTTCAATTAGTTCATCTGCTGAATACGCGTCATCAACCAAAGAATTGCTGTGTACTTGAGAACCAGCATTTTCACCTTCAATTCCATTAACATTGACACCGCGATAATGCTCGATAACGTACTCAACGAAAGTCTCATCCCAATCATCTGTAACAATTTTGTTTTCTAGTTCTTGTGGTGTGTAGTAAGTACGCCAGAAACAGAACGGAGAACGCTGTGGATCTGTAACGTAAGCTGGAAAAAAGAAATCGCCATCAGGAGAAAGCGTCTTAATTTCAGGCGCATTAACCTGACGGCGCACGATTGGAAGTTCCGCTTGACCTGTCTTTTTTAGTTGTTTGAGGGCTGCCTTTGCCTTCTTCTTCGTGAGTCCTTGAAAGAACATTTGCAACATTTCAATCATATCGTCATCACCGTAGCCTTCATTAAAAGCTGATACGAGTTCTGGTGCGATCTGTTCTACTTGTTGCATGGATAGGCTTTGAAGAAATCTGCGATCCTCCTTATGCCATCCTACGTATGAAATTAATATGCCTCGTTCTAATAAATAATTAGCACCTAGTTCCATTTCTTGCATGAAACGAGGAATGTATCCAGATGAAACCATCCATTTTAAAAAACTAGATACTGTCTTGGCTTTTGCCAAATCATCTACTGCAACAGGAAATGCTCTTACGTTAGAACGTGACAGAGATGCTAAGAATAAAGATACTAAACGTGTAATACGTTCATCAATTACGTGGCTCTCCATGTCTGATGCACCTTCCCAAGGGAACGCATCAGCACCGTGCTTACGGAGATCACGGGATTTACCAGCCCACCAGTTTCGGCGGTCATCATAACTTGTACTGCAAAGATCAAAGAATGACTGAAGCTCATTCAAGGTCTTATCGTAAGCATATCGTAAAGTTGTAACGCTGGGCGTTTTGCTAACGTAAGTTAGCTCGTCTGAGGTTTTTTGACTTTCCATTATTTATTTAACCATTCTAACATATATAGCAAGACCTCTACTGATGTATTTAGCCATCCAGCCATTGATTCCAAGATAAATTCTTCCTTATCCATTAGGCGGTTTTATTTGCGTATAGGTTGTGTTTTCGCTTTTATCAGCCTGCTGGAAGTAAATAAACTTACCTACTAGACTTTTGTTGCTGGATCTACCCATCTTTCTGACTGGTACTACTATTGCCTGTTCTTTTAAAAATACGTACACAAAATTAGGGTTAGGTGCTGCTCGTTTGACCTGTCCTCTGTGGTATATGGGCATAGTTACAACGTCATCAAAAATAATTTGACCATTTTCTGAAATCCATGTATTCTTACCCTTACCTGTAACCATAGATTCCTCTAAGTGTTGATAAACTATTTGTTGTGCTTCGGTAAAACTAATACCAAAGTCTTTTGCAATCTGTGTTAATTTTCTTTTAGCCATTTAATATCCTCCTGTACCTCTACGGGTAGCTTGTAAACTGTTAGTTGTGAAATGATCAGGACCAATCCCGTCATTTGCCATCCGTAAATATCTAATAAGGTCAAAAAAGTCCTTTAGGGCTTCATCTGACTTACCGTTAGCATTGTAATTGATTAAACTGTCAATTAAATTACCGCAACTCTTGTCAATAAAGCATCTAGGGCGATTAGCAGCGTCTATTTTAGCGTTTTCATTGTAATCAAACCACTCATCTAGTGCTACAATGCCTTCATTCTCCTGTTTACCGCTACTAGGAACAAAGTCCAGACCTTCGTCCGAAAATGAATGGAACAAATCAACATTGTTTTCGTTTTCTCTAGCAAAGTAACGAGAGTCACCTATGCGCTCACTAACATTTACGCCTATTTCCTTCTCTATTTCTTTAAATAGATTACAATATCCAGCTACATCATAGCCTATTTTCTTAGCTGCTGGACCATATTTCCATTTAGGATCGCCGAACATAGCCCATTCTCCATATTGATCACGCTCAGGGAACTCTTTGATAATATATATGTCGCCATCTTTGTTTACTGCTGCCCAGAGAGCTACGAAGTTTCTAGCACCTGCTGGATCAACTACTTGATATATCGTATATTGACTACGATCAGCATAGTTAGGCATCTTCATGTCGTACTTATTAGGCAAGACATTGACGGAATTACTAAACTTAGGCAGAAGAGCGGTGACACTCTTAACAGGGAATCCGTAAGCACGGACAAGTATTTCGTCCTCTGGTCTACCAGTCAGATCCTTTTTGATACGATCATAGCCACCAAATGGGTTCTCATCAGAATGTAAATAGATTATGGCGGCATCTCTGTTAGGGCTGTATTGCTTAACAGGTAAGGCTCTACCATTAAGAAGTTCTGCGGATCTTGTCTCAAGAGTCTCAGAACCTTTGGCGTACTCGCCAATAAAAGGAGTATATCCGTCAATAGGAGTAAAGCCAATCATCATCTTGCTGTTGAATGTTGCAAGACGGAATCTAAGTGTATCAACTAGCTGTGCATCCCCAAGGTACTCATCAAGCCATGCTCCTATGTTAAGACCAGTAGGATTACGGAATCCGAACTGGAAACCCTCCAAGATACTTTGATTATTGCTGAACTGCGTGTAAGTCTTGAAGTCAACCCGTGTCCT